AGGAATAAAAGGAGAAATAAAATTTGGAACAGTTGAAGAAATTACTCCTGCTACTTTATGGACACAGCCTAATGCTGATATAATCGGAGATTTACAGGCGGCTATAACAAAAATTGGGGAAACTACAGGATTAAGACCTGAAATGATTTTAATGGATCCTGTGGCTGCAAAATTATTTGTAGAAAATGAAAAAATTCAGAAATTACTGGATATTAGAAATTATCACGCAGGAGAAATTAATCCTAGAGAAATTGCAGGCGGAGCTATTTATATTGGAACTCTTGCACCGTTTGGACTTCCAATTTATTCTTACCAGTCACAACATTCTGTATTAAATGCTGATGGTAAAACTTATTCAACAAAAAATATTATTCCTGAAGGTAAAGTGTTGTTAGCACCTAGCAACAATACAATTATTTATGGACCAGCAGCAGATGTGAAACAAGGAATTATTGTGGCAGAGCGTTCAGTATTTACTGATGAAGATTCAAAATCTAACACTGTAGAAATCAGAACTGAATCAAGACCGCTCCCTGTAGTTTATGATATAGAAGCTATAAAAATACTGAAGGTTAAATAGGAGGTTGTGATGAAGTATAGAGCATTAAAGCCTTTGATTTATAGCGGGGTTAGTTATGAAACAGGGGCAGAAGTGAATATTTTGGAAAAATCAGTTGTAAAAAGTTGTCTTGAAAGAGAATTGATTGAAGAAATAAAGGATACTACTGAAAAAGTGATATCCGAAAATTTAATCGAAGAAAATAATCAAGATACCGAAAAAACTGATAAAGAAAACAAAAAGAATAAAAATAAATAGGTGATAATCTGTGAATTTTAAAGAAATGGTTGCTAATGATATTGGAAATATATTTTTGAATATTGATGAATTTGGTACAACGCATACTTTTAATGGACGTGAAATTAAATGTGTGATTGACGAAGAGAAATTTCAGAATAAGCAGAAAAATGGGCTTATTACACAGGAAGAAGGAACTTTTCAGGAAGGATTTACAGTCTTTGTTGGAGAAAAGGATTTAAAAATTAAGCCACATCCTGGGGAAATGATGACGTTGGACGGTGAAACTTATGAAGTTATGCTGAGTAAATTTGATATGGGGATACATGAGATAGATTTGGTGAAATATGAGGAGGTCTAAATGTTTGATGTAAAATTAGATCCGCATCAACTGGAAAAAGTAGAAAGTGCATTGGGTCAATTTCCTGATAAATTTCCAAAAGTTGTGGCATTTGCAGTAAATCGTTCTCTTGCAATGACGAAAACGGAGCAAATGAGAAGAACTACTGCAATGTATACTGTTGCAAGAGGAAAATTGGCAGAATCAATAAACGTATTTAATGCCAATCCAGGAAACTTGGTTGGAAAAATAAATTCAAAAGGGGGAATGATTGGGTTAGATCATTTCAAATTAAATCCAAAAACAAGAAGAAAAACAATGGTTTCAGCAGTAGTCAAAAAAGGAGAAGGTGGAGATTTACCAAATGCCTTTATCGCTTATTCTGACGGAAGATTGGGGGCATTTACAAGAGAAACAGGAAAATCTTTGCCAATAAAACGTAGAATGGGACCATCTGCCCCTCAAATGCTTGGAGAATTAAGTATCCTTGATTATTTACAGGGATTTATGGAAGAGAAATTTAATATAAGAATAGATCACGAACTTGGAAGGATATTGGAATAATGATTCATACAGAAAAGAAGATTTATGAGTTTCTTAAAAAAATAATGAAAGAAAAAGGGTTTAATGTTTATAGAGGTTTCTTGCCTTCAAACAGTTTTGAGGACAGGGAGAATGGGAAAAAGACGAATGATTATTTTCCATTTGTTATTTTAAGAGCATTAGAGTTTAGACAGGATAGAGCTGGAGTTGGATATTATAACGCTTTTTCTGATTTTGAAATTTGGGTTGGGACGAAAGAGGAAAAAGAAGAGGATTATCTGAAAAATTTAGAAATGGCTAGATATATAGCCGGAAAACTTCTTGAAGAAACAACAAGAGTTAAAAATAATATTGGGAATGCGGAGTTTGTATTGGAACAGAATAAAGAAATCAAGGTTACTTTTTATAGTGATCAGGCTAATCCATATTTTTATTCTAGGCTGAAATTTACAGCTTATGCAGAGCCTATTGTGTCAGAATATACAAATTTATAGGAGGAAAAATGGAAATAGAAACAAGATATGTTTATATAGGCAAGAATATTGATTTGCCTGATGCGAGACTTAACAAGAGCGGGATATATTTTGGAGAAAAGATAGAGGAAATAAGAAAAAAATATCCTTTGCTTGAAAAATTGCTTATTAAAGCAGAGGATTTACCTTTTGCAGAAAAGAATGAAATCTTGCTTGAGCAACTAACAGATGAACTTTTAGAAAGTGTGAAAGGAGAAAATGATGGCATATAAACATGGAACGTATCAGACGGAAGCGGCAAGCGATATAAATTTGCCTGTTACACTCGATTATGGGCATTTTATCGTAGGAATGGCACCAATTCATAAGGTTAAAAAGGGAAAAAGAAAAACGAATGAAGTTGTGAGAATTGGAACGTTAAGAGAAGCCGTTGAATACTTTGGAGATACTTATGATTTAGACTTCAGTATCTCTCAGGCAGTAAAAGTATTTTTTGAGCTTTATGCAGTAGCACCTTTATTTGTTGTAAATATTTTGGATTTGGATAAACACAAGTCTGATAACAAAAAAACAGCACAAGGACTGGAAATAAAAAATGGAAAAGTTCTTGTTAAAAATCACAAAATAATAACAGATACCCTTGTTGTAAAAGACAATTCAACAAGTTCAGAAATATCGGATGCAAGATATTTATGGACAGATGAAGGGCTGGAAATTTATGCAACAGCACCAAATAATAATAAAATTGACATCGAATATTACGAAGTGGATCTGACAAAAGTTAGAAAAGAAGAAGCAATTGGTGGATATAACATTAACACAATGCAAAGAACTGGGCTTGATTTGGTTGATGAAGTGTATTTAAAATTTTCGGAACTTCCAGCGTTTCTTGATGTTCCAGATTTTTCAAACGACAGTGCAGTAGCGGCTGTAATGGCGACAAAAGCTAAAAATATAAATTCGGGAATGTTTGAGGCAGTAGCCTTGATAAATGCACCTGCAGATAAAAGATATGATGAAATTGTATCTTGGAAAGACGGCAAAAACATAGTGGGAGAAGATCAGATAATTTTATACGGTTATCCAAAACTTTCAGGAAACGTGTATTTTCATTCTATACACTATGCAGCATTATCATTAAAAGTGGATTCAGAAAATGATAATATTCCATCGCAAGCACCTTCGAATCACGCTTATAAAATAGATGCCTTAGCATATAAAAATTCAAGCGGAAATTTTGAAGAAATAATGCTAGATAAGGAACAACAAGCAAACTTTTTAAATAAAAATGGAGCTGTAACGGCAATAAACTTTAAAGGTTGGCGTTGCTGGGGAACTGAAACAGCCAAGAATCCTCTAGCAACAGATCCGAAAGACAAGTTTGGCTATACTCGTAGAATGTTCAAATATATAGGAAATGAATTAGTAATTAGTTATTTCAATAGCATAGATAAGAGATTTACACTTAAATTGGCTGAAACTATTACAAAGTCTATGAACATAAGATTGAATGGACTTGTTGCGGCTAATCATTTCCTTGCAGCAGAGGCTGTATTATCAGAAGAAGATAATAATTTAACAAATGTAATAAATGGAGATGTTACTTGGATTATAAAACTTGGAATTGCTCCAGGATTAAAATCCATGACATTTAAGAAAAAATACGACGTGGATGCTTTGCAGGCGTTTGCAAATAATTTAGGAAGTTAGGAGGTTAAAAAATGGGAAAAGCAAATATACCAGTAGCGTTAAATGATGTTGAAATATTTATTAATGGTCAAAATAATCTGGTAGGAATTGGTGAGGTGGAGCTGCCTAATTTGGAAACAGCAACTGTAAGTTTAAATCAAATTGGAATGGTGTCAGAATACGATGCTGTGCTTACAGGGCACTATAAAAAACTGGAAGCAAAAATAAAAATGGAATGTATAGATGAAACTCTTTTGAATTTTAATAACGAAGGAGAGTTGATGATTGAATGTAAGGGTGTAATCCAAAAGATGAACAGAATAACACATGCACCAACTTATATAGGTTTAGATGTAACTTTTAAAGGAATGCTTAAAAAGTTTGACGGACCAAAATTAAAACCAGGAAACAAACTTGAAGCATCACTTGATTTATCATTAAGTTATTATAAAGTGATGATAGATGGTAAAGAAATAGCACTTCTTGATGTATTTAATAGAATTAGTAATATAAATGGAGAAACTAACGGAAAAATAAGAAGACTGTTAGGATTGATGTAAAAATTTAGGAGGATATAAAATGGCAGAAGTAATTAAATTAAGAAGAGAATATAAATTTGGAGCAAAAAATATTAAGGAGATTGTATTAGATTTAGAAGAGTTGTCAGGGCAAGATTTAGTTTTTGCAGAGAAAGAATATAAGGCAAGAAATAAAGGGGCAACAGTAAAGGAGCTTGAAGACGGCTGGGCTTTAACAGTTGCGTCAAAAGCTAGCGGAATCAAATATGGCGACTTACTAGGGCTTAAAGGAACTGATTATATAAAAGTTTTGAATAAAACTAAGGGTTTTTTGAACGCAGGCTTGGGTTCAGCAGACGATACAGAGAATTTCGTGATAGAGGAAACGGAAGTACAAGAGGAAGAAATGAAGAAAGAAGACCAGAAATAATACAGTTGCTTGATACAGTAACTGATATTCTTGAAGCATTGAATTTTTCAAATGAATATAAAAGCAGTTTAAATATGAGCTATGAGACACTAATGTCTTGTAGTTTGTATGAACTGGAATATTGGCAAACAAGAGCAGAGGAATTGATACAGGAAGCAGAAATGAGGTATGAGGAAAGCAAGGAATAAAAAATGGAGGCTATTTGCCTCCAAAAATATAAACTGCTGATATTATAACAGTAATTATCATTGCTATTATGATGAAAATACCAAATGTTCCTAGAGAAAGACACAAAAGTATCATAAAAAATAGGAATATTCCCCAAAATAAGATTGGAAAAATATTTAAAAATAATGCAGGAAGAGTTCCTAAAAATGCAAAAATTATATAAAGAATATTATCTTTTTTATTATTTTTCATAAAATCACCTAATTTAAAATTTATTTTCATTAGGATTATACATTGAAAAGTGTAAAAAAGCAACAGGAAAGGAGGAATTTATGGCTAAAAATATGGAACTGAATATAGTTATGAGTGCGGCTGTAGCAGGAGCATTGACTGGAATGGCACAGGTTGCAAATGCTATGAAAAATACAGCAAAAAGTGCAGAGGAATTAGGAAAAAAGGCTAAAGAATTGGAAAAGGCTCAAAGAGCTTTGGAAAAAGTCGAAAAATTAAAAAGTGCTTATGTAAATGTAAGCAAGGAATATCTTAATGCCGCAAGAAAACTTCACGAACTCAAAGAAGCATACAACAAGACAGGGCAAAGTAATACTGAACTTGCTAAAAAAATAAAAGAGCAAGAAAAAGTTGTAAACAGTTTAAACAAACAAAAAGAACGTCAAAAACATGTGTTTGAAGCCGCAAGAAGTGCTATTGAGGGCGAGAATCAAAGTTTGGGAAGTTATAAATCTCAATTAACCAAAGTAAATTCTGAACTTGAAAAGATGAATAAATTGAAAGAAGCCCAAAAAAGATACCAAGCTCGGCAGGAAAATATTGGGAAAGTTAAAGAATTTGGTGACAGAACTTTTAATAGAGGAATAGCAACAGCTGGAGCATTGGCAGTACCTATGAAAGTTTATATGGATGTAGAAGAAAGTCAGGCGGATTTACGAAAAATGTTAGGCGATGAAGCGAAAAAATATTATGCAGACATTAGAAAAATTTCGGAAAATTCTCCATTATCTCAGCCAGAACTATATGAAATTGCTGGTTCGTTGGCACAATCAGGGATAGTAGGAGATCAAATTGTTGAATACACAAATAAAGCTCAACAACTAAAGGTTGCATTTGATATGTCTACACAGGCTTCTGGAGAATTTTTGGCTAAAACAAAAGAACAGTTAGGGCTTACGAAGGAGCAGGTTTTTGCATTTGCTGACACGATAAACTATATGGCTGATAATACGGCTTCAAGTGCGGCTCAATTAGTTGATTTCTCAAATAGAGTTGGTGGTGTTGCCAAAACTATGGGAATAGCCAAAGAAGCTAACATCGCTTTTGGAGCAACACTAATATCAATGGGAAAACAACCTGAAGTAGCTGCAACAGGAATAAAGCAATTGTATTTAGAGCTTGGAAAAGGAGCAGATACTAAAAGGAAAGCAAGCGCTTTTGAGTTTTTAGGACTTAATGGAGACCAAGTTGCACAAGATATGGCAAAAGATGCTGAAGGGACAATTCTAAAAGTTTTAGAAAAAATAAAAGGGTTAAATACCGCTGATAAAGCAGGAGTCTTGAACGATTTATTTGGAGAGCAGGCAATAGACAGTATTGCAACATTGTCAAACCAAACTGACAAATTAAGAGAAAACTTGGTAAAAGCAAAATCAGAAATGGCTAATGGTGCTGTTGAAAAAGAATATAAAAATAGAATGAACACTTTAGCAAACAGCTTGAAATTAGCTAAAAATCAAATGATGAATGCTTTAGCTGATTTAGGAATGGCTCTAGCACCTACTATAAAAAGTGCATTGGAAGCCTTAACACCAATGATAAAGAAAGTTGCTGAATGGATAAGACAAAATCCGAAGCTGGCATCAGGGATTATGAAGGCAGTAGCTGGCTTTGCTGTGCTATCAATTGGAATTGGTGGAGCTACAAAAGTATTTTCTCCTTTATTTAGTACAATATCAAAAGGGATTCTGATATTTGATAAATTTAAAGCAGCAGGGAGTTTTGC